CTATCTGCGGGAAATCATGCAGGTGATGACGCTAAGCCACCCGGCCCGGCGCGTCACCTTTCTGAAATCGGCGCAGATCGGCGGTTCTGAAGCGGCGTTGAACATGATCGGCCAGGTCATGGCGGAAACGCCCGCGCCAGTGCTGGTGATGCTGCCCAGCATTGACATGATGCGCGGCTACAACCGCTTGAAGCTGGACCCGATGATTACGGCCAGCCCGGCGTTATCGGCCCGCGTTGAAGAAGTAACCGCCCGATCTGGTGAAGAAAGCACCGCCACCTTCAAGCGCTTTCCCGGCGGGTATCTGCAGCTGCTGACAGCGAATTCATCGGCCAATCTGCAGATGCGTTCCGCCCGCGTTTTGGTGATGGAGGAAGTCTCAGACTATCCGCTGGATGCCGATGGCCGCGGCGATCCGGTCAAACAGCTTGAAGCCCGCGCCATTATCTATGCCGGCCGCGAAAAAATCCTGAAGGTCAGCACGCCGGCGGAAGAAGGTTCCTGCCGCGTCACGGCAGCTTATCAGCAAAGCAGCCAGGGCCGGTTTTTGGTGCCCTGCCCGCATTGTGATCACCGCCAAACGCTGGAATGGGAAAGCCTGCGCTGGCCGAAGGGGCAGCCTCAGCGCGCGGAATATCACTGCGATGGGTGCGGCACCGGGATTGAACCATCCGCCCGCCCGGCCATGCTGGCGGCGGGGGAATGGGTGCATGACAAGCCGGAACTGATCACGGAACATGCGGGCTATCAGATCAATGCGCTGTATTCGCCCACGCTTTCCTGGGGCGATCTGGCAGCGGAATTTGAAGAAGTTAAGGATGATCCCGAAGGCCTGAAAACCTTCACCCAACAGAAGCTTGGCCGCGCCTGGCGCATCGCCGGTGAAGCGCCAGAATGGCAACGGCTTTACGATCGGCGCGAAACCTGGGCGCCTGGCACACTGCCGGCGGGCTGCCTGAAGCTGACTGCCGGGGTGGATGTGCAACGCAGCCCTGGCCGTGTGGAAGTGTTTGTCTGGGGATGGGGCCGCAACCGGCAAAGTTGGTTGGTGGATCATGTGGTGGTGATCGGCAGCCCCTTCGCCTGGCGCACCTGGGAACAGGTGGCGGCGGTGTTGGAGACCATCTACCCGCATGCCAGCGGCGGTGCCTTACCCATCAGCCTTTCGGCGGTGGATTCGGGTGACGGCACCACAACCGCCGAAGTTTATGCCTTTGTGCGCAAGATGGGGCAGCGCAAAGTGATTGCGGTGAAGGGCCGCGATAATCTGCCGCAGGCCATCGTGCCGGGCGGCAAGGTGGATGTGAAGCGGTCCGGCAAGCGCGTGGGCCAGTTGAAGCCCTGGTTAGTTGGATCAAGCTACCTGAAGGGCGAATTTTACGGCCAGCTTCGGCTTGAAAAGCCCACGGCGGAAAGCGGCGCGGCTTATCCGGCGGGCTATGTCTTCCTGCCCGAACATCTGGCCGGTGAGGAAATCTGCCGGCAATTGGTGTCGGAAGAAATCCGGCGTCACAAGGTCCGCACCGGCGTTTTTCGGCAGGAATGGGTGAAAACCCGTGAACGGAATGAAGCGCTGGATGGCCGTGTTTATGCCCGCGCTGCCGCCGCCTTGCTGGGGATTGACCGCTGGCAGGAAGCGGATTGGGAACGCGCCGCCCGCGAATTGAAGCAGTATCAGGCCAGCCGCCGCGCCTTACAGCCCGCGCTGGATATCGAAGAACAGGCCGATGACCTGGCCGTGCCGGATGCCTTGCCAGAAGATGAGGCGCCGGCAGAAACCGAACCGATGATGAAGATGCCGCCGCCCGCAAAGCCCGGGCGCAGCCGCTTCTGGAAACAGTCCCGCGCAGGCTTCGCCGCGCGCTTCTAAGGAAACCCGTATGGCAACGCTGGATGCTCCGCCGCTCCGCGCGACGGCGGGCGATACCTGGGCTTGGCGCTGGGCCAGCGCAGACTACCCGGCCAGCGCAGGATGGGCGAATGCCTGGCGCCTAGTCGGCACCGATGTCGAGCTTTCCATCAGCGCTACGGCGGAGGGGGATGGCTTTATCGCAACGGCCACGGCGGCAAATACGGCTGCGCTTTCGGTAGGTGCGCGCGGCTTGCCCGCTACCTTGATCGGTTGGGTTACCAAGCCCGGTGAGCGCTTCCAGGTCTATTCCGGCGGGCTGTTCATCCTGCCCAATCCGGCCACCATCACGGGTGATCTGCGCGGCCATGCCACGCGCACCCTGGCCGCGATTGAAGCCATGCTGGAAGGCAGCGCCAGCAAGGATCAGCGCAGCATCAAGATCGGGGATCGGGAAATCGCCCGCATCCCAATCCCGGAATTGCTGGCGCTCAAAGATTACTACGCCGGTGAAGCGCGGCGCGAAGCGGAAGCCGCCGCGCTGGCTTCTGGCCGCCCGCGTCGGCGGATTGTGCTGACACGCATGGGAAGGGCCTGATATGGCGCTGCTGGATTTCCTCCGCCGCCGCAAGGCCGCCGCGCCCATCCTGCGCAGCCCCGGCGCGCAGGCCACCTGGTCCGCTATGGGCCCCAAGGTGCGTGCGCAAAGCGGCTGGATGGCCGCGCAGCCTTCGCGCCTACTGGCGGATTTGCCGGGCGGCCATGGTTTTGCGCCAAACCGCGATATCCGTTGGCAGTTGGACACGCTGCGCAACCGGTCCCGCTGGCTGGCGCAGAATGAAGGCTATACGGCGGGCTTCCTGAAAAGCCTGCGCCGCAACGTGGTAGGGCCCAAGGGCTTCACGCTGCAAATGCAGGTGATGAATGATCGCGGCACCGGCAAGGATGAAAACGCGAATCAGCGTATTGAATCTGGCTTCTGGCAATGGTCGCGGCGTGGGGTTTGTGACGTAACAGGCCGGCATTCCTGGCTGGATATGTGCGGCCTGGTGGTGCTGGGCGTCGCGCGGGATGGTGAAGCCCTGATCCGCCTGCACAAGGGCGGCAATCCATTTGGCTTTCAGCTTGAAATGCTGGACCCATCGCAGCTTGAAACCGATGTGAATGGCCGGCCGGAAGGCACCGCCAGCGGCAATGTGGTGCGCGCTGGTGTGGAACTGACGCCCTTTAACCGCCCCGCCGCGTATTGGATGCGCGCCCATGTGCCTAATGATGACCCAGCCGCGCTGAATGCCCCGCTGCGCAAGCGCGTGCGCATTCCGGCTGAGGAAATGATCCATCTGTTCCTGCCGGAATGGCCGCAACAGATCAGGGGTGTGCCCTGGATCAGCAATGGCATTCGCGCTTTGGCGATGCTCGATGGCTACGGGGAAGCGGAATTGACCGCCGCGCGCGTGGCCGCCGCCAAGATGGGGTTCTATCGGATTGATGCCGATGCAGAACCCGATGGCGAATTGGCTGAAGATGGCGCGCTGGTCCAGGAAGCATCGGCTGGGACGTTCGAATTACTGCCCAAGGGTGTGGATTTCCAGCAATTCGACCCCCAGCACCCGACCACTGCCTTCAAGGAATTTGTTTCCGCCATGCTGCGCCCGGTCGCGGCAGGTGCGGGAGTTTCCTATAACGCCTTCGCCAATGACGCGGAGGGCATGAATTACAGCGCCCTGCGCGCCACGGAATTGGAAGATCGCGACGAATTCCGCACGCTGCAGCACTGGATGATTTCAGGCCTCTGTGAGCCCGTATTCACCGCCTGGCTGCGCGAAGCACTGATCACCGGCGCGCTGGGCCTGCCGGCAGGCAAGATGTGGAAGTTTGACGCGCCAAATTTCGTGCCGCGCGGCTGGCAATGGGTGGACCCGCTGAAGGAAGTGGCGGCGGTGGAAAAGGCCGTGGCGCTTGGCATCACCAGCCGCACCGCCACGGTGGCGGCGCAAGGCGGTGATTTTGCTGAAACCATCGCTGAGCTGAAGGCCGAAAAAGCCCTGATGGGTGACCTGATACCGCCCGCCGCCGCGCCTGCCGCGCCGCTGGAACCTGATGCAGACGACGAGGATTGAACCATGCCCTTGCCGAAGAATTTTGACCGCCACGGAAAACGCACGGTGGCGCTGGAACGCGCCACCCTGAATGAGGAAACGCGCAGCATTGAATTGGCCTTTTCATCTGAAGCGCCGGTGGAACGGTCCTGGGGCATGGAAGTCCTGGGCCACAATGAAGATGAAATGGACCGTGGCTGGATCGGCGGCGGCACTGCGCCGCTGCTGCTGGGTCACGACCCCGATATTGTTGTTGGGGTGGTGGAAAGCGTCACCCTTGGCGATGACCGGAAGGCCCGGGCAATCGTGCGCTTCGGAAGAAGCCCACTCGCCGAGGAAGTGATGCGCGACGTGGCGGATGGCATCCGCACCAATGTGTCGGTTGGTTATGAATTGCTCGATATTCGCGAAGAACCCGCGAAGAAGGGCGAACCCCAGACCTATCGCGCGGTGCGCTGGCGTCCGCTGGAAGTGAGCCTGGTTTCCATACCCGCCGATATGACAGTTGGCGTGGGGCGGGAAGCGCCGGCTTCTGTTTTACCTCAACCGAAAACACAGGAGATCACCGGCATGGAACCGGAAGTGAAGGAAGCGCCCGCCGCGCGGGCGATTGATGATGGTGCGGAGCAGCGCCGCCAGAAGGAAATCATGGACCTGGCCACCCTGGCCAATGTCCGTGACATGGGCGTTGATGCCGTGCTGAACGGCGACACGCTGGACCTTTTCCGCGGCAAGGTGCTGCTGGCCCGCCAGGGTGAAGCCAAGCCGCTTGGTGTGGCGCCGGCGCAGTTGGACATGACGCCGAAGGAAGTCGCGCGTTACAGCGTGTTCCGCGCCATGCGCGCGGCGGCGGAAAATGACTGGAAGGACGCCGGCCTGGAATTGGAAGCGCATCGCGAACTCTCCAAGCGCTTCGGCGCCGGGCAGGGCAAGCGCAGCTTCTATGTGCCGCTTGATGTCCAAAAGCGCGACCTGGTGGCGGCCACGCCTTCGGCGGGTGGCAATTTGGTGGCAACGGATAACATCTCCTTCATTGACATTCTGCGCGCGCGCAGCGTGGTGATGCGCATGGGCGCCATGCGCATGACCGGCCTGGTGGGCAATGTCACGGTGCCGCGCCAGACCGGTGCGGCCACGGCGGCCTGGCTGGCGAATGAAGGCACTGGCGTTTCTGAATCTGACCAGACCTTCGGTCAGATGGCGCTTAGCCCGAAAAACGTGGCGGCCTATACCGAACTCAGCCGGCAGCTGATGATGCAGTCTTCGCCTTCCGCTGAAATGATCGTGATGAATGATCTGGCGGCGGTGGTGGCGCTGGCGGTGGATAGCGCCGCGATCCAGGGCACGGGCCTGACCGGCCAGCCGACCGGGATCATCAGCACGTCTGGCATTGGTTCCGTCACCGGCACAACCATCGCCTACTCTGGCATTCTGGAATTCCAGACCGATGTCATGGCGGCGAATGCGCTGATCAATGCGGCGACCTCCGGTTATGTCTGCACGCCGGCGGTGGCGGCGCTGTTGGCGGGGCGGCAGCGCTTTGCCAGCACGGATACGCCGCTTTGGGAAGGTGGGCTGATGGATGGCCGCGTGGCGGGCTTTGTTGCGATGTCTTCCACCCAAATGCCGGCCAGCCGCTTGCTGTTCGGTGATTTCAGCCAGCTTGTGATTGCCGAATGGGGCGCGCTGGAACTGGATGTGAACCCCTATGCCAACTTCCCGGCGGGGATCACGGGTGTGCGGGCCTTCTATACGGTTGATGTTGGCGTGCGCTACGCCGCCAGCTTCAGCTACAGCACGGCCATCACCTGATGCCGCGCGCGAAAGACGCGCCGGCGCTGGTGGCGGGGGCGGAAGCCCCCGCTGCCGATGGCCCGGCGCAGGCAAGCACCACGCGGCTGCGCGTGCTGCGCCAATTCCTTGTCGCGGGCGAAGTCCAGGAAGTGGGCAGCATTGTGGTGCTGCCCCGTCCCCTGGCGCGCGAATTGATCGGCGCCGCCAAGGCCGAATCCGCGCCGGAAGACGCGGCGGATGACGCCGCGTGACTGTATGGGATGACGCTTTCCGCACGATCCTTGCTGATGATGATTTGGCGGAAAGCGCCACCTATTACGCCGGCGGCGCCGGGCCCGGCCAGGCGCTGCGCGTGATCCGCTCAGCGCCCATCGCGCCAGCCTTTGGCCCGGCCGGTGGCATGGGTAGCCTGCAGCCCGCCTGCGTGGTGGATATGCTGGTGGCCGATGTGCCCACGCAGCCTTCGCCCGGCGATCTGCTGGTGATGGGTGATGAGACCTTCCGCGTGGAATCAGCGGAACGTGACGATCTGCGCCTGGCCTGGCGCCTGATGCTGGCGGAAGAAGCC